TTTGGTCGCTACTTATGTTTTTAGCACCCCGCAGGTTAGCACCCCACAGGTCAGCATTCCGCAGGTTAGCACCCCCCAGGTTAGCACCCCGCAGGTCAGCATCCCACAGGTCAGCATTCCGCAGGTCAGCACCCCGCAGGTCAGCATCCCACAGGTCAGCATTCCGCAGGTTAGCACCCCCCAGGTTAGCATTCTTACTGACCGCTTTTTCTAGGGTTTGTTTAATAGTATTATCATTACTTTCGTATTCAAATAATACACTTCCATTTAACCAACTAACTATCTGAATTTTAATTTTCTTCTTCTTTATCATTAGCCTCCCACCAATCATATCTGCCAGTGATTTTGGCTATGGTGATTTTATCTACCTTAAGCCAGTCTTTATTATTTAAGTTGAATCTTGTTTTATTTTTCATATTATATAAAAGCACCTTGCCCTTCGGCTTGTTTGGTATCAGGCTTGTTAACTAATTGATTGTTAAACCCAACATAGTAATAAAACACAGGCATTGGATTGTTCTTAAACAGTTTGACTTCATATTTCTTTTCCCCTAAATTTCTCCACTGAAGAGGATTAAGGTTAAACTCAAGATCAGGGTGTTCAGCGAACCTAACTTCTAATCTCTTACCCCTCTTTATCATTTCCTGAATGATCCGTTCTCTTATGGAGAACTTAAACTTACAGCCTGTGTGCGGCATGGTCTCGGCTATTACAAAGCGGTAATGATCCCCGATTGGAACTAAATCCTGACTGCCTATTCTTAGAATAGAATCGTAGACGGGTTTCATTTAATCGGCCACTCCCCTTTAGTTTTTAGAGAATTTACTATATCGGATATAATATCCTCGGTTAAAGCATACCGAGAGTTGCTAAAAGCATGTTTCGGCAAGGTTAATTTACCTTTCTTAATCATCTTATATATCCAGATACGAGTAGATGGCAAGCCTTCATCGGCTAATCTTTCAGACAAACGTCTAATCCCATAATATTTAGGCATCTTCCTCCTCAATCAGCTCAGCAACTGCGTCTTCGTTTATAAGATTGTCAGTAATTTCGCCTGTTAAATAAAAATGTATCCATTCAAGCATGTGGCCTTCCTGAGCTGCTTGGGTTGGACTCATCGCTTGACTAATAAACTCTTTCCCTACACTCATTCGAGCAATAATCTCATTTTTTGTTTTATCTTTTTGCGCCCACTCTTCTTTGGTCATCTTATCTGGGTCTGGGGCTTTAACTTGGGCTTGTGGCACAGACTCTTTGGTTATGGGTTTATCCCCCCCATAGCACATAGAAAAGCCTGTTTCGCTTTCTGCATCTTTAATCCAATGGTATGGGATGCCTTTGTTTTTAGTTACTTTGTTTAGTTCTTTACCCTCATGTATTGAGCAAATTATCATTTGTCTCCTTTTTAATAACTTTTTCTATATCGAATTTTAATCCTAAAGCTATACCTAAGAAGCAAATATCACATAAGTATATACGTACACCTTTATACGGAAAGTATAAGGAATTATAATGGTGGGATTGGTTTCCGCATCTATCACATGGATTTTCAGCTTTTACCTCCCAATCTAAAAGCGGCACATCTTTTTTATCCCTGAATTTCATTTAACCTCCTTTGATTTTCTTCTGATGTTTTAGAACACCAGCTAATATATTGATTCCAACGTGTATCTTTATGATAAACTTTATTCCACTCACTGCACGGCAGGGGAGTTTTTGCTTTCACGTTTGCCATAATCTTTTTGTTTTCTTCTTCCACATACTCAGCCAGCTTAGGATCATACTCTCCCTTGAACTCTACAAATCTTAAAATGGTTTTACCCTCTCCTAATTCTTTGCCTTTATATAATATATTTCGGTGCGAGTCATCAAAGCACTTAGCTAAATATACTATCTTGCCGAAGTTAGCTAAATTCTTAATGTTCTGCTTTTTAAGCAGTCTCATATAACCACCAATCAGTTGTTTTATGTGTTGCTCCTGCGGCTGGCCTTCCTTGACTATTCTGTCTATTGAATAGTCTTTTGTGCTTTTAAACTCATAAGGTACAAGCAGACCATCTTCTTTGACTAGTGCGTCAGCATGTCCAATGGTTAACTCATCCTCCAGTTCAACCTCTTTCATCTCCAATATATCTGCGTCTTTCAACCTCTCCTGCAAGAACCAGTGAACCATATTGCCGAAGTCAAAAATTAACATCTGATCGAAAGTTAAAGGGCGGTCTGGTTCCACATTCCAAAGTTTTAATTGCCTATGTAGTACACAGCCTGTATCAGAGGCCGAAAGTTTGTCTCTTTTCCTTTCTGTATAGGTTTTTTTAAAGTATTCGTGCAATTTAGTTTCTAGGTAATTAGTTTGTTCCCACATAGCTATTCAGGGTATTCAAACCCACCTTCCCAGTCCTTTTTGTCTCTTTCCACATACTCTACCTTTATATAACCGTTGCCAAATTCATCTTGTAGATGTTGTAGAACCTTTTTTATTCTGCTTTTTCTTGCACCCTCACTACTAAAAATAGTGTCAAGGGCCTTGCTTTGTGAGTGTAGATAGTTTTTAAGCTGTTGTTCAGTCATACTTACCACCTCCAATATACATTATTTCACACATACACACATTTGTCAATACTTATTTACTAATCTTTTAGTTACTCCCAGAATTGTTGTTACACATATTCCAGAAGCAATTAGAAAATGACCTCTCTCGCTTCTTCTATTTAGCAGTCGGTAAATTGATTTCATTTACCTTCTCGAGCTCTCCTTTTACACTCTCCAGTCTTGCAATATCACAACTGTAAGAGTGAGTCAAACACCAAGTTATATTCCTGGCGTTTAACTGATACAGTCTCACTCCAGAGAGCAATATAACTAAAGCAATGCCAGCGATAATTATATTGTTGATGGACAGTAAGTTTTTCATGGTTCACCCCCTTTCTATTTTTCCCAGATAGTTTTATCTGTAATATTTTTAATCTTTTTATCAAAGTGTTTGAACAAAAAGTAATTAACGATAGTCGCTAATATAATGCCAATTAAGATTCCCAATAACATTAAATACATTGACCCCCTTTCTAAAGTGAACTTATGATCTCGCCTACCTTCCACGCAGCTAAAGTAATAATAACTGCCGCAGCCAAAAATATAGTTAGTTTCATATTAAATGCACTTCCCTCCAACATACTCCACACATACTTCAGACACACTTACCTCCAACTGTATTTAATTTTTCTCTAATGAAAGATTTAATTTCTTCTCCCAATTCTCCGTCTTGATCTGGCTTCAAAAAAGTTATAACGGGGTATTGAAAAGTAGAAAACCACGGTTTAATCTCTATAACTCTTTTGACTTCTTTTTGCTCAGTAAACTTTTCATCAAATTCTTGTTCCCAGTTTTTGATTGACTTCCAACATTCTTGCTGACCATCGAAATATGCTTCGTGTTCTTTACATTTAGAGTAAGCACAGATTCCTTTTTTATTTCTCATTTCTTATTCCTTTTGTGTTGTTTGTAACAAGGTAAAATAAAATGTTGGTGACATAATACTTTTCCACACTGACATTTTAGATTACATCGTCTTTTGCAGACTTCACACATCAAACTATCCTTATTCCTTCTGGTTTAATTGTTATAGTTGAAGCAAATCCGTCATATAAACCAAACGTAACAGATTTGGCCTTTGTGCTATTTCTATTTTTGAATAAGTAGTAGATACCTTCTTTTTCTACCAACCATCCACGTTCTTTGCCACTTTTATTAAACCAGTCAATAGATTGTAAATAATCAACTTCCACCCTTTTACCAAGTAAGGGTTTCAGATACTGATTCAATAAAGTAACTTCCACTTTCGCCTCTTCTTGAAAATTAGACACATTCACCCCCAATCACATCGGTGCATAGGTGTTCTATGCCCGATATTTGAGTAAATAGATAGATAATTATAATCAAGACTAATATTGTTAAGACGTTTAGTTTGTTCATAGCTTCCTTTAAAAACTAAATACTGGCTAGAGATTTAATAATAATTGGTGCTGACAATCTTACGAGTATCAGCACCCGTAAGATTTAGCTTGCTAATTGGCTTTGTTGCAACTTGTAGGCATAATCAACACCCGAATAGAAATTGGTGTCGAAGTAGTCAATCATTCCATTACTATCGTTATAGCGGTATTGATTGACAATGGATTTTAGTTGTTGCAAAACCTCTTTTGCTTTTTCGTTGTACCATTCGCCTTCGAAAAAGTGATCTCTTGACCCTTTATTGTATTCTTTGAATTCTGGGGAATAGATTTCAAAATCCACATTGTTGATTCTGACTTCTATTGAACACCCACCCGCAAACTTCTGCGTACTGACACTGATTGTTAACGTCGGGAATTTAGTTTGTGCTTCTTTCTTTACTAGCTTGGCAATTTCAACAACGTCTAAGTTCTCAGTTTTTTGGTATTTACTACCTTCCCAACCTTGTCCACCATAGTTTCTCATATGTTGTCTTTCTACTCTAACCAGTATTTAACTTTTAAAGTGCAGTACTGGGCTGTGAGGCCGAGCTTAGATTGCCCCCATTTAACGTTTTATACTCAAAAGCACCCAGCAATTTTAATAACTTGATACAAGACTAGCGGTTTATAATTATTGGTTGATCCTAAAAGTTCCATCAATTGACTCTTGAAATCTGCCACTTGCTAACAAATCCAGCCAAGCTCTGTAGTAATGCGTTGAAGTGCTACCATAAGAGTTTAATTTTAATCTCTTGGTAATATCACTAAACTTAATCCACTCCTTTGGTTTAACTGCTGTTAATATGCGTGCGTGATAATCTTTTTGCATATTTTAATCTCCGTTTCTGCTAGTCCTGTATAAAGCTATTAAAGTGCGTTATTCTCTAGTCGCTGATCTTAAACGCTTGAAGAGTTGATCTTCAGCTCTTACAAGTCAACCAGACTTGCTTCAGACCAGCGATCAAAGAGTAAAGGTTTTAAGGTTCTTTTAATCTCTCAATACTACAATACAATTGTATACAATAGATAACTAATTGTCAAGTGTTTTTTAACAAAGACTTTTTGCTATAGGATAACAATAGATAACACAATTTAACAAGGTATATAATGTGCCCCAAGCTAATAAAAACGCCGCATAGGCCATTTCAGGGCTTCACAGCTGAAGCTAACCAAAAAATATGTTATAATTTAGGTTAGAATGGTGAAGCAAAAGAAAATAACTAAACCAACCTTGAAACAAACTATTTTTGCAAGGGAATATGTGAGAAGTAAAGGTAATGGAACTAAAAGTGCAATTAAAGCGTATAACCCAAAGAATGATGATGTAGCTGCTCACATAGCAATGGAAAACCTCAGAAAACCTCAAGTAATAAGACAAGTAGAGAAGGAGTTGGAGGCTGTAGGATTGGGAAGTAAGTTTACTGATACTTCTCTACGCAAGCTAATTGAAGCCGCAGAGCAAAACTATGACCAAGCCAATGCCGGACACGCTGTCGCTGCTATTAGATTGATAAATGAGCTTAGGGATAGATTCCCAGCCCAAAAGAGACTGCAAGCTAACCTTAACTTAGATCAAGGCTACCATAACAAGGATATAGATGAGCTTAAAGAAGAGCTTAGATTGATACAAGAGAGTAACCAAGAACTTCTAAAAAGAATTGAGAAGACAAGATAAATTGATACATCGTACAATGCATATTGTGCGACGTGTGGGGCTTATACCCCCCCATACACCCTTTTGTAATTTATTTTATAAGAGGTAAACACCCTCACCAAAATACTCAATATTTTTCAATTATTTGTTACTTGACAGTAACGTATTTATACTCTATAGTTACCTACGAGTAACAAACATGATATTTTGTGATTGGTGCAGTAATCAAATAGCTGGCGTGCGTTTTTGTAACCCTGCTCATAAGATGCGGTACAGGAGAAACAAACACGTAAAAAAGAGTATTGTTCCTGATAAGAAACAAAACAAAGAAGATGTTTTAGTGGAGTCGGGGGAAGCCCAGCTTCCTATTAATAAAGTTGCGTTTAGGAAAACTCTGTGTAAGAAACATAAAATATTTACTCCTGGAAAGAAGAAATAAAACAACCCCCTCACGGGGGTCTATATTCTAGTTTTTGGTCTTAAAGGCTTTCTTACTCTCTACCTCTTAGGAGATATTATAGTGCATAAAAAATAAAACGGCGGATTTTTAAAAGTGATTGATTGATGTATTAGGATAAAGTTCTATCTTGACACAAGATGTTGTGTTTTAGAGTAGTGTCAACCACTACATGTAGTATGTCAGACCCTTTTCTTCTTTTTCTTAGGCACGATCTTTGATCCATACTTTTTAGCCCATCGCTTGGCAATGGCGGGGTGTTTTGCAAACATGAAACGTCTTTGACGGGTTGATTTAAAGGGAATACAATCCTCCTATTTGTGCATTCTGCGTTTCATCATCTTACGCATCTGCTTTTCGGCCATCATGTGACCAGCCTTAGTTCCTCTCTTCTTCTTGGGAACTTTACGGCTGGCCTTACCTTTGTAAGAACCTGTGTGAACCATATACTATAAGTATAACTCAATGATTGAAGAGAGACTTGGCGTTTAAGCCTCTCTCCCGATAGGGGGAACGCAGTAGTTTAGCTTCTTCACGATGGCGGCATTGGTGACATCTGCTGTACTTACTTTTAACTCTATTGCCGCAATCAATGCATTGTTTCATTCATCCTCCTTTTCCAGCTTTTTGCTGGATTCCTCAATAAATCTTAAAAACATTTTTATTCCAAGAGATCTTTCTACGAATCGCTGGTGTTTGAGATGAAAATGAGGATCAAGTTCGTCCAGCTTAAAAGATTGATCTTTCCACATCGTTACCATCTTATTAGCGATTCTGCTCATCAAAGGAAAATACGGAGAACCGTAAAGCGTGGAAAGAGCCTCTAGGTCATCTAGGGTTATTTTTATACCGCTGACTTTATCAGACCATTTATTCTTTGCCATACTGCATTTTACATTTTATCCAGCGATGCCTTCAGTCATACCTGTTTCGCCAACTGCTCTGGGAGCATTGGCGGCAGCTGCTTCTGAAGCACCAACCCCTCCAGCCGTGCTTCCCGCACCGCCAGGGGGAGTTGGTGTTCCAGGTTGTCCTGCTGGTTGATTCTGTCTCTCTTGCTGAGCCGCCTCTTCAAACAAGATATGTCTTACAAATAGATTGACTATACCTGGGTTAGTTCGGAAGGCTTTTTTGAAGTCTTCACTACCCATAAAGTTCAAATGTATTTCCGTATGGTCTGATGTGGCAAATGGTGTCCCAGGCATTTCATCACCCTCCATCATTTGTTCATTTTCAGTCATTGCCATCCTAATCATCTGTTCTGGATCGATAGCCGCTTCTGGTTCTTCCCTAACTTCAAAGTCATCTGGATCAAAGTCATTTATCTCCAGCATCTTGGAAGCAGTCTTTTTTAGATCAAGTAAGCCTTGCTGGACGGCCGCCTGAATAATTGGATGCTGGAATAGTTCATTAACCTTTTGCTGAAGTAGCGGCTTGGAAACAGGAAAGGTTGGTTCAGCAGATAGTTTAAGATCAAAAGCACCTTTGATTGGAATAACATCTTCAGGTAGTACATCAAAGAAGTTTTCCCCCTTATTATCACGTTCTTCGATACCGCCCTCACCAACTCTTGTCAGCTCGATATTAGTGGTTCTGATTGTTCTTGGCTGTTCAATAAACTGCTGGCCGTTTATCGATCTGACATTTCCAGCGGCAATGGCGTTTGCCAATTCTGGTTCTTTAGCACCGAGGATAGATTGTAGTTTTGGCTGGCTATAATGCTGGATTATATTGGCAACCCTTAGTCTTGATTGTTCCATTAAGAGGGTTCTGGATAATAACCATATCTTCAGTCGTAAACGTCTCAAAGTCGCTTCCTTTAGTATGGCAGCTTCAGTGGCAGACCCAGAGGCTCTAACTGACTGGCTTCGTACATCCATACCAGTAACTCTTTCCCCATCTTCTTTCAGTCTATCTTCTTCGAGATACGCAGACTGAGGTGTTGCCGAGTATTCCAAAGGTTTTATTGATCCCATAGGATCATCAACATAAATTGGTTTATGCGGTGCGGTAATTAAATCCTGATCGGTGAGAACCTCTCTATTTGAGACTAAGAATACCTTATCTATATCAAGATGTGATCTGTCGATCCTCTGCCTCCTTATAGTAGTTAACTCGTCTTGGATTGACTCAAGCAGTTCTGGCTCACCCTTGTGATAGAATTGATGAGGTCTCATAACGTCTAACGCTTGGGCAAAAGGAAGCTGTTTGTGGTTGTATGGGTTTGGTGAATTACGCAAAACTACGTCATTGGCTGTAATAACCAATTTGTCTGGGTTTCTACTCCAATACCAAAGAACTTCGATTTCTTTTTGATTGATACCTTTTGGCGGCTGATAGAACTCGTAGTAGTTGGTGTCACCGCCTGGTTTAACATATTTAGCATTATCAAGCGGATCAAATATTTTTCCCTTGTAGACAGTTTTGAATTTCTCAAAGTCCAAGATATATCTTCTGATACAGTCATTAGCTTTGTATGGGCCACGGTTAATACTTCTTGCGCTCTCATCAATAAAGAAATCTTGCAATTTAACCGCTTCCATATATACATCATCAAAATCGTTGATCTCTTTCTCTTCGTACTCCTCAACTCCCTTTTCGGGATCATATTTAACCAACACTCTTACTTGCCTAGCATCTTTCCAGTAGTATTCCTGAACGATTCCAGTACCAAGAACTAAAGCATCTTTGATGGCTTTATATAGTTCAATATCACCATCTCCAACTTCCCAGGTGTACTCCATAACGTGATTGATAACAGTGGCTTTTGGCTTATCTTCTGGGCCTCGTGCTGATGCCTTAGGGCGTAATGTTTGATCGATAAGTTCGGAAAGTTCTGCTTCTACAATAGATGTAGTAAAAGGTGGGACTATATTGCTTTGCCAATCGTTGATATTCTTTGGTGGTCGCCAGGCTTCCCATTGTTTTTCGTGCCTATCCCATATCGGTTCAAACTTACTCCTAGTCGCTTTCATGTCTGAATATCGTTGATAGACAAATCTTAAAAGACCGTGTTCTTTTTCACTAGGCTTATACGCCGCTCTGATCTCGGCGTTTGGATTTCCTTCTATTAAATCAGCCATATTTTAAGTATAACATTAGTACAGCCATTTCTTTCCTGTCTGAGACTCAAACTCGCCCCGCCTATCTTTTATTCTTGGCTGAAAAGCTAATTGTTCCATGTAGGCTAAAGCGTCAATAATATCGTCATGTGGTGTTCTTGGAAACCTTCTTAGCTGATCTTCAAGATCAGCCGTTTCTCTTAGTGTTTTGAGATGGTAGATTTTACCGCTGGCGTATCTTGGTTCAAGCGATTGAATACGATACTGTTTGGGTTCAGACAAACCAGTAGTTCGACTTGTTTCTGGTTTAAGTTCCTTGATCGGCAAAGGTGCTTTTCTGCCCCTTTTAACTTCTTCTTGAATGAAAGTAGACAATGCTTTTTGATAGGCAACCACCTCAATCCCTATTGATATTGGCTTCCATTTCTCATCCATATAGAAAAGCTCACGGATCAGTTCCATCACTCCATACCTGCCAGTCCGTATATCTCTGATGTACCAGTTATTTTCCTTATCAACTGAGATAACCACGAAAGCAGTTTTGTCAGCGTCTTTTGAGGCGGATATAGCAGGGTCTACAGTCATAAAGGTTAGGACTTCTACACCTTTTAAATCTTCTTCTTCGTAATACTTGAAGTCATATTTAAAAATTGCATCTTCATCTAGGACTGGTTCAAGCATATATTGGGAACTCCAGTGGGAAGGGCCTTCCAATACTCTCAACTCCTCCAGTCTATTCCAGCTTAATCTTTCGGGGAAAAGTAAGTTACCCTCTTTCCAGTCTCCTTCGTAGGCTGCTTTCTTGAAAACGGCAAACTTGTCTAAGATATTGTTTTCAGGATCTTCAATCCAAGAGTATAAATCAGAGTAGTTGTATGGCGTACCAATTATAATAAGTTCTCCTTTGGGTTCAAGAAGGTCAAGAGTGGTTCTGTAGAAGCTGATTACCTTTTGGATTTGGTCTCTGGTGGTGGTGTTATCCCAGTTTACCAAGTCATCCAGAATTATTAGATCGAAATGGGTAGAAACTAGATTTCCAGTCATTCCATAACCGAAAACTGTCGGTTCTTTGGTCTCAAAACTTTTATCTGTTTTCAATTTGATAGTATTTTCATTCCAGATTTCGGCATCTTTAGCCAGCTCACCATAGATTTGCAGGATTCGGGGATTCTTTTTCAGATTATCCTGTGTCTGGGAGATAAACTTGGTTACCATTGGATAGGTGGCATTAACAATTAAGATACGGATATTGGGATTATTGGCTATTTTCCACAAAGAGTAGCCGATGGTAACGATAGAACTTTTAAAAGTACCTCTGGGAAGTTCAATTAGGAGTTGTTTCTTCTTAACATTATCGGTTATAAAGTTGCAAAGTGGCTTATGGAGTGGCTCGTAGATGTCTTTCCAGCCAACAACTTCCTTGCTGAAGCCATAGAAATCATATTTGTAGTAACTTCTGTTTAAATCACGATTAAGAGCTTTTCCAGTATTTATTCCTTCAATCAATTCTTGTCTGATGTCCATAATTTAGGTTCTTTTGCTGTCATTTTACCTGTAAAAAAATCTAAAGTGTCTTCAATAGCTATTCCTAGCCCTCTTGCCCCCATTACATCAACGGTTGGATCGAATGTAGCGGTCATTCCTTTGGCGTAGTGATCGTTTTTAGGTGAAATCAATATTGCCAAAAGCCCTCTTTGTGTTTTAAACCATCTTTTGCCTACCAGAATTGGATCTCCTTTGGTTATATACAGCTTGAGTTGCCAATTTGGGTAATCGGTTGGGTCAATAGTTAAAATATAGTCTTGGGCGGCTTCTCTTAGGGATTTTAAATACCCAAGATCGTCAAATTTGCGTTTTTTTGCTGATTTTTCAAAGCGTTCAGCTAATTTGTCGGTTTCGGTCTTAATCTTTTGTTTTTCTAGTTCGGCAACGGCTTTTAAGCCTTTTTTTCTTGATTCATCCCCCGTAGTAAGAATTTCCTCGGCTTTTTCGTGGAATTTCCTCTTTTCTTCCTGTTTTATCTCAAATTTCATCAAAGGTCTCTTCTTCGGAATTGACATCGATGTACCTCCTCAATAAGTGGTTGATCCAGTTGGCGATTATCTTATCTGGTAATTGGGTGAAAGAATAGCGGTCAAATCGGCCATTGTATCTAACGGCCAATTCCTGTTTTGACCAAGTTTCTGTGATTTCAGCAAGGAACATTTTGAGGGGTTTCAGGGACTTTTTTATCTCCCCATTGGGTTTAGGGCGGTTAGCGTACTGTCGCCACGGATGCGTCATTGACGGCTTCTGTATCACTTTAACTAAAACTATATCATTTTTGTTTATTTGTCAAGTATTGTGTTATACTCATATTGAGGACAACTGATTTAGCCAATCAGCCCACAGCCGACCAAAGGAGGCGGCAGAAAAAATGGCAGAAGCAAAAGATGTAAAAAAAGATGAGAATACTTCTCAGACTTCTTCAGAAAATACAACCGCAGAAGTAAAGGATTCCAAGACTGAAACCGCTAGTGGTGAAAAAGACACCACGGATAAATTTAAGAACCAAGAGGAATTGGCAAAATCTTATGATGAGTTGCAGAAGAAATTGGGGGAGCAAGGTGATAAACTAGGTCAGATGGAGACTTTTATGTCAAATGCCAACGCTCTTCTCAATGCGGTTTATTCTGATCCAGATATTCAGAAATTAGTTGAGCAAAAATACGGAGGAGGACAAGTGCAGGATAATAAACAGGCAGAACAGCCACAATCAGTAACCGATCCGAGATTGTCGGAAATGGAACAGATGTTAAGATTGAAAGCTATTGAAGAATTTGATAAGCGGTATAATATAAATGAAACTGAGGCATTGGAAACTCACAAAAAGATTGGCGAGCAACTAACTAAAATTGGTATTGATGTTAGGAGTTCACCGCTGGATTTGTTACCAGCTCAACTTGATACGGCTTATCAGAGAGCATTCCCAGATAAGGCTTTGGGTAATGCCAGAGCGGAAGGGGCGGCTCAGACTATGACCAACCTGCAAAGTCAGATACCAAGTCAGGGGGGTGGTTCATCTAGTTTAGAAGAAGGAACTGTTGATTTATCTATCGAGCAGAAAGATTGGGCTAAGAAGCTTGGTGTTAATGAAGATAAGATTAAAGATGCCCTGAAAAAACATCCTGAGTAGAACCCCTATTGACAGTGTGTTATACTTAAAATAAGACAATATGAAAAATGAAAATGTAGAACTTCGGTTCTGCATTTTTATTACGGAGAACTTTATGGCAGGATTTAGTTACAGAAAGAATATAGACGGTTCAAATCAAGCACCAGTAAATAAGAATCTAGTTGGTGCGGCCTCAGTGGTTTTCTCAGTAGGGGACTTAATTCGTATTAACAACGCAGGTCAAGCCTCTCTTGTTACGGCGGGTGATTTGGTTCTTGGGGTTGTAACTAGTGTTACTACCAAAGATGGTGCTCCTGTAGCTCCAGACTCAGGAACCACTGATACTTGGACAATGGCTTCTAGTAATGTTTCAGACGCAACTAAGAATCTCAAGGTTCACTATATTCCAGCTTTACCTAATTATCTTTTCTACAATGATGGTGATGCGGATGTTACTGTAGCAAAACTGTTTATGTACTTCCCAGTTAATGATGAAAATGATGTTGATCTTACAACTGGAAGTGACACCGTTGTAGACACAGTACGTTTAATAGAAATTGATCCAGATGGTGATGGAGATGCCTCTAAAGGGCTTTTCCAAATAGCAGAATCATTTTGGGCACAGTCAGGAGGAGGCACGCAAGATACCAGTGGTATCGAGGCGGCTTAATATAAATTATGGCAATGATCCGAGGTAACTTTGCAGACACATTAGATCCAGCAATACGAACGGTCTTCTATGACCGATACGAGCTGGAACCAGCAGTACGACCAAATGTCTTCAATGACCAGACTTCTGACCGAAACATTGAGGAAGACTCTGGTATAACTGGATTAGGTCTATTGACTGAGACTTCAGAACTCGGAGCATTGGACTACGAAGACGCTTTACAAATATTTAAAACTACATATACCCACAAGAAATATACTAAGGGTATTAAGATTTCACAAGAGTTAGTTGAAGATGACCAAAAGAATACCATCAGGAGACTTCCTGAAGCATTGGCAAGATCTACCAGAAGGACTGAAGAATTTTACGGAGCCAGTGTTTACAATAACGCCTTTACTACAGCAAATACTTCTTACGGAGATGGAAAGCCACTTGCTTCAACTTCGCATACCAGAGTAGATGGTGGAACGGCTCAAAGTAACGCTTCTGCAACTGGTATTACTTTAACTGAAACAAACCTTGAAACAGCTAGAATTGCTTTTAGAAAACAGCTTGATGACAAAGGTCAAAGGATAATGACCACTCCCAAGACATTGCTTGTTCCAATCGATCTTGGTAAGACAGCACAGATAATTGTTGGCAGCAATCTAAGAAGTGGTACAGCTGACAATGATGTTAATGTCTACGCAGGTAAATTTAGCATAGTTGAATGGGAGTTTATAACCAGTACTACTGCTTGGTTTTTACTCGGCAGCAAAGGCGATCATTTAATTACTTGGAATTGGAGAGTGAGACCTCAATTTAAACAAGATAACAGTTTTGACTCAGATGCAGCACTTTGGAAAGTTAGAGAAAGATTTAGCTTCGGTTGGAGTGACTGGAGATCCTCATGGGGATCAAAGGGTGATGGCGGAGCGTACTCTAGCTAAATAATATTGTGCTATAGCTAATGTGGGAGCACGGAGCGTACTCGTAGGCTCCTGGATGGCTCCCATTTTTAGTAGAAGGAATAATATGGCAAGTAAGCATTTTAGAACAGATACACACGTTAGTAACTTAGCGGGAACGGTGAGAAGGATCGCAGGGGTTCCTCGCACCACTCTTACTGAGCCGACTGAGCATATTGTTGGTGCAGTAACGTATGATGGGACTAACGAAAGAATTTGGGTAAACGTGGGCGGTACTGCCCACACTTGGAGATACATTAGTTTAACTTAGGAGTAATATGGCAGGATTTGATAGACAAGATACACATTACAGCAGTTTAGCAGGAAACATCCGAAGCGGTGCGGGACATCCTAACACCTTCATTACTTCCAGTGATGATACTGAAACTGGTGATCTATTTCTTGATACAACTAACAACCGTCTTTATATAAACACAGATGGTACAACCTCTGGGTGGAAATATAGTTCTTTGGTTACTACTACTACAAGTTCTACTACATCTTCGTCATCTAGTACTTCATCTAGTACTTCTAGTTCTACTTCTACATCTTCAAGTACAAGTAGTTCATCCACTTCATCTTCCAGCACAACCACAGGTTAAAGCAAGTTAGCAGTTATGTTATACTAAATATATGGCCGATGTAGACGTTACTAGTTCCGAATCTCAACCAGGTTCCGTTCAAAGAGAGTGGGAAGCCCATAAAGTCTTTGATAACGCCTCTACTGATGAAACAACTTCTCCCGCTATTGATATTAGAAACGCCCGATCAGTTTCTCTTTTTGTGGAAACTGGAGTAGGTGTTAATGCAGGGGTAGTTCAGCTTGAGGTCGCAATGACTTCTTCTGGCCCATGGTTAAAGGTGGATAGTGTAACCACGTCGGCGGCTTCTACAGCCTATCAGGTGGTTACAAGTGATGCTTTGGATGGGAACACTAATACTACTGTAGGTCTCCCCGCCAAATACGCACGGGCTAGAATTGAGACCGTCATTGGTGTTGGTACTATTGATGGTTACTTAGTAGTTCAGAGATAGTAAAAGAGATAATTAAGTATGAAAAATGAAAATTTCGTTACCGCAGATTTAATCTTAGCTTCTACCCTCGAAACTTTAGATTTCAAATTGAAAGATATTCAGCCTACAGATATTCCAGGCAGGTACAATTTCATTTTCGTTAATGATTCCAAGATCGGGGAATTAGTTGATATGTTTAATACAGATAAGATTGCGGTAGAACCTAAGAAATATTACTACCATATGAGATCA